CATCATCAATAATATACCCCACAAAGTAAACAAAAGTTAATATGCAAATGAGCTTTTAAATTTTAACGGTTTTAGGGCAGGGCCAATGTTAATTGGTTAACAAGCGGTAATGCAGTTGACGTCAAGACGCACGGCCGGCGGTTGCCGCAGAGGCGTGGCCTAGCCCGGAAGCAAGTCGCAGGGCCGATGACGTATAAAAAAGCGGACTTTAGCCATGTTGGGCACAACAAAATGGCGCCCTACGGCACAGCCACATGTAAGGGCAAAAGTGACGTAACGTGGGAATCCGGAAGTTAAGTCACAAAATCGATACGAGGAAGTGAGAACGCGGAAGTGTGTTTGCGAAAAACACCCAGGGCGTGTGTGTTTTTTTTTGGCGGGGTTTTTACACCTTCCGTCATTACGTCAGTGTAAGTTGCCTTTAAGTACTCAGCTAGGTCAGTAAGTAGTTAGTTACTGCTGTTGGCGCTTGTACTGCTGTGCTCTTTGTCTACTGGTAAGCGGGCTAAGCTATGGCTAAATGTCTTTATGCTTTTATAGATAGCCCTGGAGGGATTGCTCCCGTCCAGGAAGGGGCTAGCAATAAATATACCTTCTTTTGTCCTCAATCTTTTTACATTTTTCCGCATGGGGTGGTATTGGTTTACCTAAAAGTCAGTGTACTCGTTCCTACTGGATATCAGGGCATATTTATGGCTTTAAATGACTACCATGCCACGGGCATACTAACCCAGTCCGATGTGATTTTTGCCGGAAGAAGACAGGAGCTTACTGTGCTGCTCTTTAATCACACGGACCAATTTTTGTATGTCCGCAAGGGCCACCCAGTGGGTACCCTGCTGCTAAAAAGAGTCATTTTTCCTTCAGTAAAAATAGCCACCTTGGTTTAGTGCATGCTTTGTGTTTTTCAGACTTTCATCTCTACTAACCATGCTTCAGCGACGCGGTGTAAGCTACCACATTGTGGTCCCTGGGGTCCTAGTGACGTATTTACAGGATTTTTCTATTACTAAAATGATTAAAGAAAAACTACCTGGCTTTATCACTTACATTTTGGAAGGCATTACCGGAGACACAAAGAGAGCTTATTCCAGCATGCAGTTTTTAGGTGCTAGCTTTGGAGCATTAAAGTACTCCCTCACGCTTGCCAGTCCCACGCTTAGCCCTGGCTCTGAATTGTCAGCTGTAGTGGCCCAGGACTTAAGTGACTTTTTGCAGCTGACACTTAGACGCCAGCTAAGGGCTGAGGGCAGAACCTTATTAAATTTTGTTGTTTTAAACACGCTGCAGGTGGTGGAGCAGCAGGATCTGTTTCTATTATGAAGGTTTGCCTGATTATGAAAGTGGAGGGGGCGCTATGGGAGCTTTTCCACATGTGCGGAGTGGACTTACACCAACAATTTGTAGAAATAATCCAAGGCTGGAAAAATGAGAATTACCTGGGGATGGTGCAGGAATGTAACATGATGATTGATGAAATCGATGGAGGGCCGGCCTTTAATGTGATTCTTATGCTGGATGTACGCGTAGAGCCACTGCTTGAAGCCACAGTTGATCACCTTGAAAATAGAGTGGGTTTTGACCTGGCTGTATGTTTTCACCAACACAGCGGCGGTGAACGCTGTCACCTGCGTGACTTGCACTTTATCGTCCTTCGAGACCGTTTGGAATAAAAATGGTTCTTCCAATCCTGCCTCCGCCCCCTTTAAATGATAGACAAGGCAGCATTAACTGGATGGGGATGGCCTACAGAGTCCTGGCTGATGTGTTGAGGGGAATTCGCATGGACGGGCTTTTTGTTTCATCAGATACAGAGGAACTTCTTCACAACCTTTGGGAATGGATGTACTTCAGTTGGATGGTTGAGCGGCAACAGCGAAAGGACGGTCGGAGGAGAGGTATCTGCTGTTCCAGGGCCACTTTCTGCTGGCAGAAGTACAACGAGGTACGCAAGAGGGTGCACTACAATGAGCACCGAGGAACAATCGACCTTGCTCCGCCATCATCCATATCGCAGGGCCCGTTTATCACGATATGATAAGGAGACCAGGGCCTCTTTGACTGAACAACACCCTCTATTGCCCGATTGTGATCATGCAGATTATCATAATGTAAGTTCTGTCCGTGGATTACCATGTGCTGCTGGTTTTACCCTGCTGCAAGAGTTTCCAGTCCCCTGGGATATGATCCTGACCACAAAGGAAGTAAAAATTTTAAAAAGATGTATGTCAGTGTGCCTGTGTCCCGCTACCCTGGATCTGGTGAGAGCCCAGATGGTAAGCGGGTACGAGCGCTGGATCCTGCATTGCCACTGTTCATCCCCGGGCTCCCTGCAGTGCCGGGCGGGAGGCACCCTGCTGGCCGTGTGGTTTAGGAGAGTCATTTACGGGTGCATGTTTAACCAGCGCTTCCCCTGGTACCGGCAGATTGTGAACAGAAATATGCCCAAAGAGATTATGTATATGGGCAGTGTGTTTATAAGGGGCAGGCACCTGATATACTGCCGCATTTGGTACGATGGTCACGTGGGTTCCATCATTCCCAACATAAGCTTTGGCTGGAGCACCCTAAATTATGGGCTGCTGAATAACATAATGATTATGTGCTGCACTTACTGTGAAAACATGAGCGAAATTAGAATGCGGTGCTGTGCCCGACGCACCAGAAGACTGATGCTGAGGGCTGTGGGGATTATAGTCAAAGAGACTTGCGATCCCGATCCCATTTGTAGCAGCCGCACCGAGCCCCGGCGGCAAAGACTGTTAAGGGCGCTGATGGAGAGGCACAGACCCATCCTGTTTTCCGAGTATGAGTCTGTGCGTTCTTCTCATTCCACCAGACTGTGACCTTGGACTGTGAGGCCCGCTTGGATGATTTGTCAAAGGACGGCTTCATCTCAATCACCGACCCCCGTTTGGCTCGCCAGGAAACTGTGTGGATTATAGACCCCAAGTCCAGTTCCCGCACTAATGAGAACTTTCCCCTATTTAAGGCCACCCGTACTGAGAGAATTGTTTACACTGTAAAATGGGCTGGTGGTGGGAGAATGTGTACCCGCGCTGGTGTAAAAATTAATAAAGATACATGAAATTTTTAAATGAAAAACACGTTTATTTGTCTTTTATTCTTGGGCAATATAGGAAAAGGTAAAAGAGGTAGTTTCAAATTCAACATTTACATAAGTTTTGGCCCAACTAAAATCAAATGTAATAGAGTATTCACATCCAGTTTCCTGGTTAAAGGTAGTTTTAATGGTTGCTGGTTGATGTGGCTTTCCGCCAAGGTAGATGTTTCCATAAACTATATCTCTTGCATATTTTTTAGAGCCAGTGGTAGGTTTTGGATAGGCTACCAAATTAGGCATAAAACCAATAGCTTTTTCATAAGCTGTTGACATAATTGAATTTTCATTTCGAAAGTTCCAATATGATTTACTAAGATTTGAAGATTCCATAAGGACTCCATTTTTATCAAACAACAATTTAATGGTAAATCCTTTGAGAGCTGGTTGAGTATTGTTATTGATAATTTTGTACCTTCCAGCTACGACAATTAATGACACATTGGCTAATATTTGACTTCCACACTTTGTAAGGACCAAAGTTAGCTTAGAGTCCTTATCCTGATCAATTCTGCAATTTGGAGATGTGTCTGGAGTTGTCCATAGGGTGCGTTTATCTTCTTTTTTATTAAATGCTACCAAGTCTCCATTATCATTAAATGATAAGCCACCGCCTTCTGCAACTCTAACACATATATTTCCACCATTATGTGAATCTGTTCCAATACCCTTTCCAGTTAATACTACAAGAGTATTAACCAAGCCAGGCAGTGTTGATGTTTCTTTTGTTATAATAGACAAGCCATGGCCTGCTAATAGTGTCAGCTTATTGTCTATAACATCAAATGGAGCGTCTAAAGCAATACCTAATTTGTTATTTGTAAGTTGCAAAGGTGGTTCAGTATTAACTGTTAGTTTTCCAGTTTCTTCTTGCAAAGTTAGCCCACCTCCAACCTTGAGTGAGACATTTCCATTGGTGATGGTGATTGGGTTAGCCAGTTTGAGTGACAGAACCCCAGGGGGGAAGTTTTGGAATCCATTGGAGGAGACAAAGGGGGGAGTAAGGAAGGGGATATTTTGATTCCGCGCGTAGCCATAGGGGTAGACGGGATTGAAGTCATCTTCCACCCGGAGCCTCTTTGACATCTGAGAGGGAAGACAATGAAAATTGTGGACCAGGAATTTGACATCCCTTTCAAGGTGTGGAGGAAGTTCGCCGCCCGCCGGGGACTGGAGTACCAGAGCTGGGAGGAGGGGACCGAGGTATTGCTAAACAACTACACCAGAGACATACTTTTAGATTTCAAGTAAGTAATTTTTATTAAGTAATTATTTCTAATGATTGTTTATGTGGGAAAATGGGGAATGGGGTGTGATTGGTTTCTAAACTTTAATCAATTAGTTTATGGGTAGGAGGTCGCGAAGTCCGCAAAGGGTCTTAAGGAGGGAGTAGATACACTCGGGGCTTTCGCAGGAGCAATGGATACAGCCGCTGGTTTCGCCCGTCTGCTGGGTGATGACTATGGGGTTGACGCCCACCATGCAGGTGAACTTTTGCTTCTGCTGGGGCAGCTCATAGGCAAGGCGATGCTGCTTGCCGCCGGACATAAGCTCGTAGGTAATTTTTGCCTGTTTGACCAGGCAAAAAATGCCTTTCTTGCACTGGTGGATGTTGATGGCATCAAGGAGCTCCTTGGCGGTTCGCTCCTGCTGCTGACGGACGCGCAGTTGCAGGATGCGTTGCTCGGAGGCCTGGCCGTCCATCTCAAGGTCCAGGTGGTTGTCAGTCATCGCCGGCGGTTATGTGAAAGTAACTAACAGTGGAAGGGGGCCGGGGAGGGGGCTCTTCTAAGTACTGAATCAGGGGGAACTGATTTCTGCGGGGAGGCGGTGTGAAGGCTGGTGAACTGTTTTGTAGTGTGTATGTAAATGCCCCAACAGAGTTCCAGCCGAGATCAAAACAGGGGTAGATCATAATAGCAAAGAAAGTGCAGGAGCAGACCATCACTATTCCCACAATTACCAAGTAATAGGAAGGCATATCCATTGTAGCATTATAGCAGTTTAAGAAATTCCATAGCTCAACAAATTTGCATTTAGAGTAATCAAAAGTGGCAAGGGCGGGGGATAAAAGGGATAGCAGTATTAGCAGAGTCTGCATGGTCATATAAGCCTTAAGAGTTTGGCTACGTTCTTGTCCCTGTATTCGGGACTGTGGTGAAGATAATTGTAGCGCGCGCAGCACCAGTCGATAAGCTGCAGGAAGGTAATGACCAGGCAGACAATGCTGCAGACGCAGGTGCAGGTGAGCAGGGCAAAGAGAAGGTAGGTGGGGAATGGCCCAAGACAGTCGGGTGAGGTGTGCGAAACGGCCGCAAAGGCAGCGCACACGTTAAAAAGACAGAAGAGGATGTTAAATAGGAAGAACCTAGGAATCATGGCTGATCACCATACTGAAAAAGAAAAAAGAAGATTCCTTAGACCCCCTTCCACTTGGAAAGGCTGAGGATTCCCGATTACTGGCCTGTAGATGGGTCTCCTAGATTTTTTTCTGGCTTTGCAGCAAACAAAGTACAAAAGAACCACGAGAATAAAGATCCCACAGATAACCAGAAAAGTAATTTGAATATGCAAACCTGAGTAAGGCTGGCCATGCATTAATAATACTCCGGTTTCATTAGTCCAAGCAAGCGAAGTTAAATTTGCAGTGCTGCTAAAGGCACTTAAGGTAGCATCTGTCTGTTGAGTAGTACTTTCCTCCCTCAGCAAGTACCTAACCAACACAGTACTATTCTGCACTGTTGTGTTTAGCTGTGTAGTGTATGTACTGGCTGTGGTGGTTGGTACCTTAGTAGTAGGTAGTTGAATAATTGTTAGCTGATAGAAAGTTATTTTTTGATGTTCATAATTTCCAGAATCTTCAAATGTAGTTTTATTAGTTTTAAATACTGATTTCTTAATTTCATTTTTGTAACTTTCTGCCTTGTATTTGCCAGAAGTAATTTTACCAGTGGCAGTAATAGTAATGCTTCCATTATCATAACACTTGTAAGCTGTCATATTCCACTTGCATAAATTTTTCCATGAGTCTAAGTGATATCTTGTCCATGTAGTGTTTTTATAAGTTCCATTTAATGTAATACTACCTCCTCTGGTAACATTTACATTAATGATTTGAGAAAGACTAAGTGTGACTATGCTAATCAGAACGCAAGCTGTGAAAGCCTTCATGGTTCTGAAATAAGAATGACTGAGTTTTAGTAGGAGAAGCTGAGTAGTGGGTCTACCATATAATTGTATGCCCTTGGACGCTTGCGGCAGCAGATGTAGCAAATAAAAACAATGATTAGAGTTACAAAGCCCGCAATCACTCCCACCACGATTGCCACAGTAGCTGAGGGAATTTTTGATTCGTTTTGATCAGTTTCTGCAACTTGTAATTGAAACTGTTTTTTTTGTTCAGCAGGAGGTTCTTTGGTATGTGGCTTAATTTTAACAGTTTTGTGATTTGTAGTATTTACTTTTATTCTGTAACGATTTGCCTTATCTTTTTCATCAGTACCATAATAGATGCCATCATAAGTGCTGGTTACATTAATTAAAGTTAGATTTTGCTGATTGCAAAAAGTTTTAAGTTTGTACTTTTGTTCACATGGATCATTAAGTTCGCCATCATACCAAATAACCTTGCCATTTGGAGGTCCAGTTAAACTAACATTAGTAAAAGGTCTAACATACAATTGTGTTGGCTGAAGGTTATTTGTTGATTTTCTTTTTGCACTTTGAGCAGTATTACCTTGTCCAATATTACTTTGTTCAACCTTACTTTGTTTAGCCCCGTTTTGAAACAAGGTTTTGACTGACACCTCATATAATTCTCTATTAGAACCGTCTTTGTTATAACCAATGTATGCTCCATTATGCGTTAAGTTAACAAAGAGCAGTGTCAGGTTCTGGATGTTACATGTATGATTAAATTCTGCATGCTCAACTTTTTCTCCATTGCACAATTTATTTCCTTCTCCATCATACCATGTAACTGGCAGGTTTAAGGGACCCACTAAAGTCATGTTATGGTTCATAGTCACAGTAACATAGTGAGGCTGTGACAAAGGCTTGCGAGTGGTTGAAGGAGGTGGTATGACTGTAACCTTATAGTCTACTTTTCCCTTACTGTCATGTCTGTAACCTAAGTAAGTCCTTTCATGAGACTTGTCAGCATTAAGTAAAGTTAGATTTTGTTGATTACAGCTATGCTTGATTTGTGGGTTTTTAATTGTATTTCCATCACAAAACTGCATTCCCTTTCCATCATACCATGTAACTGGCAGGTCTAATGGTCCCACTAAAGTTAGATTGATTCCCCATGATACATTTAAGTTAATAATTCCTGCCTCACTAAAAGCTACAAGAAGAGAGAGCAGCACGACACTGGTTAAAGTATTCATGGTACTGTAAAAAAAAAAAAAAAATTTATAGCAATTTTTCCTTCTGCTCATTTCCATACCTGGGCTTGCACTTTAAAAACCACATTAGAGCCCCTACCAGCAGACCTGACATAAAGCAGGCCATAATTACAAAAGCCAAAGAAAACCCAACCATGTTCTCCTTGGTAGGGGGCCACAAGCCATGAAGTCTAGCCACATGCAGTGTGATATCACACATGACTTCAAAAATAAATTTGAAACCGAAAGTGTGATTTCCATCGCTACCATGGACAGTGACCGTGTAGTTCTGCTCATCTCCTGGTTCCCAGTAGCCTACCCATGCATTCCCCATGGTACGGTTTTTAAATGTAATGTTGAGAGGGCATTGATGCTCGCATTTAATAACTACTGTACATATAACACTCCTCTCATTGCCTGTGGTAATGTTACATCGTGGCTGTTCGTGGCATGACAGTACACCCCCCACCAGGGAAAGGATAATTAGCAAAAGCCCCTTCATGGTTCCTCCCCGCAATATCTAACCCAGCAGATAAAGATTGATTTCCACCCAGCAAGGCAGTTGGGCTAGCACCGCTATGCACCCACCCAGGACCGCCCCTAAAATTAAATACCCGACCACCTTGTATGGGCTAACCCCCTCCTTACAAGGGGGAAGCCTTAGCTCACCTCCGAATTGAGGTCTGTTAGTACGAGAAGAGAGGTTAGTTTCTGAGCTGTTGCTGCTGCTGGTGACGTTCACCAAATGGAAAATGTGATGACAAGGTCCGCTCTGACAATGGTAAGTTCCTTCTACAATAGGGCGATGAAGAATTAGCTTTGCCCTTTTAACAGAGAAGGCTAGTCCACTGGTAAGATTGTTGGGAAGAAGAACACCGTCGTTGTCACAGGTGTTAACTACTGCAAAAGTAGTGTTCTTGAGGAACCAGATGAGGTACTTCTTGTGGGGTTTGCAGGTAAAGTTCACCTGTTCCTGGGTGGTAAAGTTAATGGTCTTGGTGCGATTATGACGACACTGGATTCCAGAGTAGAGTCTTATTTCAGCTTTTATTAAACTCACCACAAAGAGTACAGCAAAAATTCTCATGCAACTTCGGGGTTGGACAAATGCAGTACACGGTGTAGGTGGTGGCGCCCCGGTCCCGCTCGACCAGGAAGGGTTGCTGGGTAAAAAACCTGACCAGGTAAGACTTGGTGGTGCCCTCTACGGTGATCCGCACTCCGTGTGCAGGGCCGTTAGGGTGCTCCTCGGGCAGCTTAAAGTAAACAAGGCCGCAGCTCTCCCGGGCAAAGCAGCGCAGGCGGCGGCAGTGGTCCAGATGCCTTAACCGAGCAAGCTCAGCCGAGTCACCATAGGACATTCAGTCGTAGCCGTCGACCGCTTCTCTAACTGCGTCGAAGTTCGGTATGAACTCGTCGGGGTAGAGGCCTGGGGAGCCTGAAAAGGGGTTAAAGTAAACCGAGGGCACAAACTCCTCCACGAACTGGAGAGTTCCAATGCCTCCGGAGCGAGGCTGCGAAGAGCTGCTCTGCAAGGTCAGGTAGGCCTGGTTGGGAGTGAAGGACGATTTCCCGGCTCCGGCTAGTTGAAACACTCCGTCGGGTCGCAGACCAATGGAAGAGCTCACCAACTCGTTGTTAAGTTGTATGCCTTTGCCTCGGATCAGCAGTGTTTTTATACCTAAGTCGGGTCTGGGCGGACACCGGGAAGCGCCGCCCGCCAGCTGGACACCTGAGTTAGTCATGCGGACTTCGGCCAGTGCGTCACGCGGAAGTAGTACGGTAGTTGGCCCGGGGATTTTCTGATACACCAGGGTGGAGGGCCAATTACGCGGGTTAAGCTTTGCCCTGGGCGTGGAGGTGACCGCCGCCTGCTCCAACAATATCTGGTTTCGATGGTTACGGATCCCGTTGACTTGTGAGATCATCGAGGGCCCGGCACTAAGCCAGTTCATGCGGGTGGAGTAGTCCTGGGAGGCGCCCGCGGCTAGGCCCATCTGGGGCTGATAGCTCCACATGTAAGGTGTGGGAATCTCCTTGCTCATGGTGCTGGCGATGAGGTAATTCCCGCCTTTTTTCCGGGTGGGCGCGCCTTAGTCTTTAAGAGTAAGCGCGCAGTACTTGTGGAACAAAGCCTCGGCGTCTTCAAGAGTGCGCTGCAGCTGATCTTCGTTTTTGTGGTACAAGCAACTGCGGGTGAGCGAGCGCAGAGACCGATTTTTTACTTTAAGCTCTTGCTGCTGACCTCGACTCTGCTGAAAAATGGCATAAAGAGTGGGGAAGATTCGGTTCCTTAGCTCCCTGGTGGTCAAGGGCTCGTCCGCCGCAATCCTCAGGCCTCCTCCTCCGGCGACTTCTTTTACTTGCTTTTTGTTAGCTGTGAAGGTGACGGTAGTAATGCAACACGTTGCGGGGGATGTTTACCCCGCGGTGGAAAAGCAGGTAGCGGCGGGCAAAAGCGATGTTCCCCCCGCAGTCTTGCAAGCAGGCAATAATCGCGGCTTTGTGGGCCCTCCATGATCGGTAGCCCTGCCGCTGGTGCTTACCGTCACCCTTTACTCGATCCCATCTACGAGGAGGCTTGACCGGAGGGGCTGCCGGCGCGGATGGTGCGGCGACGGGCTGCTCTGTTGCCTGCTCCTGTTCCACCTCTTCCAATTCTTCCTCCTCCCATTCGTCCTCCTCTGCCTGGCTGTCCCATTCTTCTTCCATCTCCTCCACTAGTGGCTCCTGCTTCTTTCTTGGCATGCTGGGGGAGACCCGGGTTAAGCACTTCGCCCGTCTGGGGGTCCAGGTAGACCCCTTTACCCTTTTTCAGAAGAAACTCTTGGCGGGATTTTTGGATGGCGTGCAATTGGGCGAGGATCGTGCCCTGGGTGATGACGCAGGCCGTAAGATCCGCGTGCTGCGGGCGCAATTGGTCCTCAAAGAACTTTATTTCGTGGGCGTGGTAGTCCTGGGGTACAAATTTGCGCAGGTACGCGGAAGTCCACAACCCCGGCGTAAGTTTCAGCGGAGCGGTGGACTTCTCCGGACCTTGCAGCTCGAAGGTACCGATGACCTGGGTCTCGCTCAGGAGCTGGGGGTTGCAGACCAGGGAGCGGTGCGGGGAGCACAGGTTGCAGCGGCAGTGGCACTCAAGCAGCCCCTCGCCGCTTACGTCCTCGATCACGTCCGAGTGGTAGGCAATGTAGTTGGCCAGCTGCAAGAGGTAGCAGTGGCTCCACAGCGGCGGGGGACACTCGCGGTAGCTCAGCGGGACAAAGTCGGAGGGGAAGGCGTTGCAGGTGGCGGGCAGGATCCCCGATCGCTCGAGAATGAAAGTGCGGTAGTTTTGCAACATGCTCTGGCTCATAAAGTCGGGCAGCCCGCCTTTTAGCGTCTGCCTTAGGCGTTCGGGAAAAACAATTTCGGCCAGGTCCAAGGCGACGGTGCGCTCGTCAAAGCCCGTCCACAACGTTTTAAGGTTTTTAGCAAGAAGCTTGTCCAGCTCCTTCAGGTTCTCGTCCTCGAGACACTGCTGCCACACGCCCATGGCCGACTGCCAGGTGTGGCAGAGAAAAAGAAAGACGCAGTCGCGGATGTAGTCCCGCCGTGCCTCGCCCTTGAGGGTCGAGTGAAGCACAGTCTGCCCCAGGCGGTTCTCGTGTAGGATCCCCAGGCAGGAGACCAGGTTGGTTAGCTCCACGTTGGAGATCTTGCAGGCCTGCCTGACAAAGCCGTGCCTAAAAGTGTAGTGCAGGGTCTCCTCGACCTTGCGCAGGGTCTCGGGGTCGCTAAAAAAGCGGCGCATACATTCCAACTCGAGGGTGACCAGGACCACGGCCAGCATGAGCTTACGCCGCTGCTCCAGGGACTGGGGGTCGCGGTTTCCGAGCCAGCGCGCAAGCATTTCGTCGCTAACCACGGGCTGGGCGTCCTCAGGGCGCTGCTTTTGGCTTTCATCAAGGGCCTCAATGTGGGGCATGATGAGCTGATCCATGATGCGACGCATGACCTTGGGCGGGAGGTTAACGGCGGGGTAGGCAAAATGGGTGAGCTCGACGCTGCGCTTAAGCACGGCCAGCCTGGCGTTATCGCCTTCCAACTCTACCAGGGCGCTAGTGTAACCCTGTTCCTCTGCTGTTTCTTTCAGAGCGTTCGCCGCGCGCGTCTCGTCCCGACCAAGCCCTTCGAAGATCTTGGGCACCTCTTCCAGGGAAGCAATATCAGGTATGCGCGCGCCGGGCCCCAGAGCGAGGAGCGCGTCGGCGCGGGTGCGGTTGGCACGGCAGGAAACGGGGATCTTTTGGTTCTTAAAAAAGATGTGATAAGTGGCAAGGGCCTCGGGGACTGCAAAGACGGGGTAAAAGTTAAGACGCGGGTTGGGCTCGCAGGTGCCGTTGGGCTGGCGTTTGGGGGGCACGCGCGGCGAGAAGAGGTTGAGCTCATAGGCCCGACACAGCTCCTGGACGCTGAGGGGGGTTTTGCTTCGGTCGGCCAGAGCGTCCCGGAGGATAAAGGACTGGCGCTGCAAGTGTTTTAGCAGCACATCCTCCTGTCCTCCCAGGTAGCCATGCTCCAGCCCAGCGTTGGTTTCCTTCTGTTCATCCTGTGGGGGTTCTAGACGAGCCGGCTCTTCCAAGCCCAGGTCCTGCTTGATTTTGGGTTGCTCGTGGGTGGTTAAGTTCTCCTCCTCCTGCTCCTGCTTACGCGGCTGCTCCTCCATCTTCCCCTAGGAAACAATGGCCGGCGGCAGTCAGGACGTGCGCCGGTTTATGGACCGAGAGGCCACTCCGCCCCGGGGCCACGGGTCGGCGCGCTATCCGCCGGAGCAGGAAAGGAGCCCCTCGCCGCCGCTACCTCCTCTGCCCACCAAGCGCCGAAAGTATCAGCGGGTGGGCTCCGGGTCTTCCGAGGAGGACGTGGTTCCACTGGACAGCCCTCCAAAAAAGAAGCAGCCCAGAAAGACCAAACATGTGACCAAGGTAAACCCCGACGAAGAGATGCCCCAGGAAGATGCCGTGATCGTGGGAGTGGGATTCAGCCAGCCGCCGGTTCTGTTGAAGGAAGGCAAGGACGGAAAACGCATTGTCCAGCCCGCGACCCCCGGTATTCTGAACGTGTGCAACCCCCTGAGTCTGCCTTTGGTTTCGTCCTGGGAGAAGGGCATGGATACCATGAACGTGCTGATGGAACGCTACCGCGTTGACAGCGGCCTGCGCGATGCTTACAAGCTTATGCCCGAGCAGACCGAGATCTTCCAAAAAATGTGCCAGACCTGGATAAACGAGGAGGCCCGCGGGATGCAACTGACCTTTACCACCCAGAAGAGCTTTAGCACCGTAATGGGTCGCCTGTTGCAAGGTTACATCTTTAGCCACAGCGGGATCGCGCACAAAAACTGGGAGTGCACCGGCAGTGCCCTGTGGGACCACGGCTGTGCCGAGGTGGAAGGCCAGCTCAAGTGTCTGCACGGGACGGTAATGATCCACAAGGACCATGTGGTGGAGATGGATGTGACCAGCGAGAACGGTCAGCGCGCGTTGAAGGAGCAACCCAGCAAGGCCAAAGTGACCCAGAACCGCTGGGGGAGAAGCGTGGTGCAACTGACCAGCCATGACGCGCGCTGCTGCGTGCAGGATGCCGGGTGCGGGAATAACCAGTTTAGCGGGAAAAGCTGCGGCCTGTTTTTTAGCGAGGGAGCCAAGGCCCAGCAAGCTTTTAAGCAGATTATGGCCTTTATTAAGGCCCTGTACCCGAATATGCAGCGCGGCGCAGGGATGATGCTAATGCCCGTGCACTGCGAGTGTAACCACAAGCCCCACAGCGTGCCCTTCCTGGGCCGCCAGCTGTGTAAGATGACCCCGTTCGGCCTGAGCAACGCCGAGGACCTGGACAAGGATCAGATTAGCGATAAGAGCGTGCTGGCCAGCGTAAAGTACCCCAGTTTGATGGTGTTTCAGTGCTGCAACCCCGTGTACCGCAACTCGCGCGCGCAGAGCACCGGTCCCAACTGCGATTTTAAAATTTCAGCCCCGGACATGCTGGGCGCCCTGCAGATGAGCCGGCGCATGTGGAGCGAGACCTTCCCCGAGATTGCTGTTCCCAAACTGGTGATCCCCGAGTTTAAGTGGCAGCCCAAGTACCAGTACCGCAACGTGGCCCTTCCCAGCGCGGCGCACAACGACGAGCGCGAGAACCCCTTTGACTTTTAAATAACTTGCATATACTCCAGTGCATGTAAAATAAAAGTGCTGTTTATTTGAGTCATACACGCAGTTGTTTCATTTTATCAAAAGCGGTGGCGTGTTCAATGGCGGCGCGGTGGGAGCGAAAGTAGGGGGAGTGGTGCGCAAGGAAGCGGTAGAGCTCCTCCTGGTTGCGCCGGAGGGTGGGCAGCACCTGTGGCGATTGTAGCATGCCATTGGGCACCCCCGTTAGCAAGTTCATGGTGGGGTTCCCGTCCATGGGTCGATCGGGCCAGTGCACGAAGGCATGCAAGAACATGCAACAGAAGAGTCCGCAGGCGGCGGAGTCGGGCCCCTGCACGGTCTGGGTGGACTGCTCGAGGCTGAGACAGCGGTCGGGCGATAAGGCCAGGGCGCTGCGACGCAACATGGCCTCGTACTCGAAGCTGTAAATCTGCTTAAGCCGGCGGTCCGAAAACCCAAAGGGGTCAAACATGTAGCAGGTGCGCGAGCGCGGGTTCCAGCCAAAGGCAAGCCAGTGCACGCCCCCGGTCTCGCGGCCGGCCGTGTTGACGATGGCGCATGCCAGCTTGTTGCCGGCGAGGAAGCCCGGGAAGCGCTTGTCGTGGGTGCCCAAAAAGTAGGGCCCGCAGCCCAGGTCGCGCACAATGGCCGCGAGCTCTTGTTCGCTGGAGCCGCTCATGCTTAGGTGGTGGCGTTGCCGGCGGAGAAGGGCGTGCGCAGGTAGACGGCCTCGATGACGCCGCGGTGCGGCTGGTGCACTCTGACCACGTCGAAAACTTCAAAGAGAAGATAGAGGAGGGTGGGCTCATCCATGGGGTCCACCTCAAAGGTCATGTCGAGCGCGTGCGCCGAGTTGGCGTAAAGCATGTTTTGACCCAGGTCGGTAAGGGCGCCCATAGACATGAAGTTGCTGGAGAATGGGATGCGCCACATGACCCTGTCGCAGAGGAACTTTTTTTGGGTGACGGAGGGCACGGCGGTCTCTCCAATAAGCGGGTAGGGGAAGTTGGCGGGGTAGGGCTGCCCCTGGCGCATGGTAGGTGCGAGGTAGCCGGTGAAGCCCGAGTTGTTGTGCTGGAAGGGCAGGGCAACGGCCTTGTAATCCTTGTAGTTAATCTCATCGACCACCTGCCTACTCATGGGCTGGAAGTTGCGGAAGAAGGAGTACATGCGGTCCTTGTAGCCCTCAGGCACGTGGAAGCCCTGGTAGCCAATGTTGTAGTGGGAAAGCATCTGGATAAGGAACCAGTCCTTGGTCATGTTGCATTGGGCCACGTTATAGCCCTCCCCGTCGACGCTGCGCTTAATCTCGAACTCGTTCGGCGTAAGCAGCCGGTCATTGCCGGGCCAGCTAACCGAGGAGTCGAACATAATGGAGACCTTCTTGAAGGTGTGGTTGAGGTAGAAGGTCCCGTCAAGGTAGGGGATGGAGCCTGAGTAGACAAAGTAGGGGTCGAAACCCGAGCCGAGTGAGGGAGTTTCCTTGGTTTTTAGGCGGGTAAAACTCCAGCCGCGAAAGGCGGCCCAGTTGCGCGAGGGGATGGAAATGGGCACGTTGGTGGCCTTGGCCGGGATGGGGTAAAGCATGTTGGCGGCCGAGAGGTAGTCGTTGAAGGACTGGTCGTTGGTGTCGTTGCGCAGCATGGCTTCCAGGGTGGAGGCGGTGTTGTGCGCCATGGGGAAGAAGGTGGCGTAGAGGTTCACACTGTCAAAGCGGACGGAGGCGCCGTCGACGCGCAGGTCGTTGCCCAGGGAACTCTGCAGGATCATGTTGACGTCCTTGCGGAAGTTCCACTCGTAGGTGTAGGAGCCCGGGAGCAGGAGCAGGTTTTTAATGGCAAAGAACTTTTGGGGCACTTGGATGTGAAAGGGCACGTAGCGCCCGTTGCCCAGCAGCATGGAGCGATAGCGCAGGCCCGCGTTGCGGTGGTGGTTAAAGGGGTTAACGTTGTCCATGGGGTCCAGTGACCAGCGGGCGCCAATGTTAACGTAAGCGTCCACCAGCGAGGGGGCCACCACGCGCCCGTTCATGTACTCGTAGGTGTTGGTGTTGGTGGGCAGTGTGACGTTGGCCGGCGTGTACTTAAAGGAGTCGGGCAGGTACAAGGCCACGTTCGAGTACAGAAAACTTTTCCACAGGTTGGCCTGAAGGTTAATTTCCATGGCGACGATGTTACCCTTGCAAATTTGGTTTCGATCCGCAACTGCATTGTCTTTCTCCCATTCTGCGTTGTTGTCACCATCCTGTCCATTTTTAACTTTAACACCCTGATATGTAGCATTAGTACCAGCTCCGTCCAATGGAAAGCAATAGTTTGGAAGTTCATCTTCCACACCGTGATTCTCAATAATCCTGACATCTGGATCGTAACTGTCCACCGCAGAGTTCCACATACTAAAGTATCTGGTTCTGTCACCCAGAGAATCTAGCAAAAGCTGGTAAGACAGCTCCGTGTTTCTGTCTTGTAAGTCAACCACAGCATTCAACTGAGAGGCCTGACCAGCTAGCACACCCATGTTGCCAGTGCTGTTGTAGTACATAAGGCCTACAAAGTTGTCCCTGAAGCCAATGTAGTTTGGCCTGTTTGGCATGGACTGCTGTGTTAAATTAATTTCTGAACTGTCTTCTAAAGGTCCTGGCTTGTACACCACATGAGTATCTGGAGTTTCAAGATTAACATTTTCGGTGTACATAACAATGTCTGCTTCAAGTTCTGTGTCTTCAGCATTAGTGTCGCCAGGAGTATCAAAGAAAGCCATTGTTATGTCATGCTCAGTAGTTGGCTGGCCATCATTTCCAGTTTTAAATACAGCCTGCCCTCCTTTTTCATTTGTGGGTCTAGCAAATGAGCCATAACAAGGCTTCATTTTGGTTTCCTTTTTAAGGGCTCTGCCTCCATAGTAATTTTCAACATCTTGCAGGTTTTCTTCTCCTACTTGAGGTTCTGGCTGATAGATTTCGTTTGCATAGATAGGCTCATTTTTGTTTTCAGTTTTGTCAACACCAATTTGCAGACCCTTAATTGTTATGTCAGCGCCTCCCATGGCAGCGACACCGTATGTGTGAGTTTTTGTAGTTTCGTTTCCAGCATTAGTTTGTTTTGTAATCCACTGACTGGAGTTTGGGGCGCCCTTGGGGGCCAAACTGTTGTAAGCCGTGCCCGAGTAGGGTTTAAAGCTGGGACCGCGGTCCAAAACGCCGCGGATGTCAAAGTACGTGCTGGCCATGTCTAGCACCCGGTTGTCGCCCACGGCCAGAGTGAAGCGCGCCTTGTACGAGTACGTGGTGTCCTCGCGATCCACGGGCACAAAGCGCAGCGTCAGACGCTGGGACCGGTCCGTGGTCACATCGTGGGTGGGAGCCACCGTGGGGTTTCTAAACTTGTTGCCCAGGCTGAAGTACGTGTCGGTGGCGCGGGCAAACTGCACCAGACCCGGGCTCAGGTACTCCGAGGCGTCCTGCCCGGCGATGTGCATGTACGCCCACTGCGGCATCATCGAGGGGGTGGCCATCTTCGCGCGTTCTCTGGCGGTAAGGCACATACAAGTTAAGCTCTCCCTTTAGTGTCCTCTTTCCTCTCTTAATAGCATCGGCGGCGCTTCAGACTTTTCACTCCCAGGCCCACGATACTGTGCAGCGTGCTCTGCCAGTTCTGGGCCTGGCGGCGGGCGGGGACGCGGCGCACGGCGGTTGCCACCGGGGGGGCCTGCACGACCGGAGCTGCCTTTGGTGGAGCGGGCACGGGTGGTGAAGGCAGGTCAAGGGTGGCGGGTTTCATGACACCCGTGGCCATTGGCGCAATGATGCGTGTGGTGGGCATGCCGGCCTTAAGGGCCTCCTCGTACGAGGGCGGCTCGTCTACCTGCAGGGTCGTCTCCTCCGCGTCAGGCCGCGGCCGCTTCTCGCCCCTGGGCGGAGGAGTTGCATCTTCCATCTCCACCACCGTGGGCGGCCGCGGGTTCAGGCGGCTGTTTATCTCGCGCTGCACGGCCTGGTTTGCAATGTCCACTACCCCGTTAATGCCTGAGGCCAGGCCGTCCACCACCTTTTGCTGGAAGTTCTGGTCTGCGAGCTTTTCCCTTAACATTTGCCCTGTGCTACTATTCCAGGCCTTGTTCCCATAGGTCCGGAGCGTTGAGCCAAAATTTTTAAGCCCGCTCCAGACACTGCTCCAATTGAAGGCGCCCCCGTTCAGCTGGCTGGTGCCGATCTCGTTCCAGGTGCCCATGAACGGCCGCGTGCCGTGCCGCGGAGCCAGGGACGCAAAATTGATGTCTTCCATTCTAAAAATATACAGGACCAGGTGTGTCAGAGTCTAAAGAGGCTTTATTTGCACATTAACGGCGCTGCGACGCTTGCAGCGCAACGGAAGCTATGCCCGGGATCGTGCCAATGGCCGCGGCGATTATGGGGATAAGCGCAGGCAGGAACCCGCCACTCAGGCGCCTGCGCATGGCCCGCCGCCGGCGGCGGTTTAGGCCGCTGCCTGCCATGCCTCTCCTGCGGCGGGATCTTCCTCGGTAATTCGGGACGGGAATGCGCAGGCGGCAAGTGAGAGCCATCTCTCTGCAACAGTATTACAGCACACGGATTAAAGGATGCTGGGGTGGTAGCGCACGGTGGGCAGAACAAACGAGCGGCCCTGGCGCGTAGTTACGCGGCGCACGCGGGCGGGGGCCAGACGGCGGCGGGTGGTGGTGCGGCGGCGGCGCTTGCCTGCGGGGCGCCTGCGGCTGGCGTAATACCGGGTGCCGCGGTAGCCCGGCGTCGGGATGATGGAAGGATGCAACACGTAGTTGGGCATCAGCCGGTTGGCAGGGCCCCATCTTCGCCTCCTGGAAGGCTCGGTGGCCGTGGATGTAAAGGCGGTGGAGGCTGGGAGCCAGGGGTCGGTCTGCACCTCGATGCTGGTCGAGGGTTTTTTGTCGACATCCATGTCGGTGGGGATCTGAATGTCCACGGTCTGCACGCCCAGGCCCGGCGCCACCTGCTTAATGGGGCGCACCTTAACCTCGGGCTCCACATCCATTTTCACGGTGTCCAGCACGTCCTCCACGCGCCGACGCTTGGGCACCATGATCTGCATGGTCGGGTACATGTTCTCGCCCTCGCGCTTGACCCCGCGGCTCGGCAGCAGCACCGCCTGGGGCAGCACCTGCTGCAGGGTCACGGGCTTCAGGCTCGGCGTGGGGTTGCTCTCGTCCAGCGGCAGCGAGATCAGCTCCTCTTCGCGCGACCGCTTCCCGTAGGCGAACTCGCCCGCCCGCTCCGCCGCCTGGTCCAGGATGTCGTTGTCGCCGTACACCTCGTCATAGCTACGCTTGCTCCTGACCGAGGACCGCTCGCCGGGCGTAAACACCACCGCCGTGCCGGGCCGCAACACGCGCTGCACCCTGCGCCCCTTCCAATTTACGCGCCGCCGCGGAGCAAACTCGCGCACAAACTCTACTGCCCCCTCGCCCACCTCATCCTTTTTTTTAACCCGTTTGATTTTGCGGGGTTTCTGGTCCGCCGGGGGTCCGTAAATCTCCGGGGCGACGACCTGGAGCATCTCCTCCTTGATTTTGCGCTTTGACATCGTCGCTTGCGGGGGAGGACACAAGCATTAGATCAGGGACGAGGAGGACGGGTGCGCACGGGCACGCGCACGCCCGTGATGGAGTCGCGCACCCAGTACACGTTTCCGCGCCTGGGTCTGGTCATGCTAGAGATGGCCGCGGCGGCGGCAACGGCCGCTCGTCTGCGAGTCCTGCCTGTGGGGGTGGGTGCGGCGGCGGCGCGACGCGCGGCTTGCATCATGGCCCGGCGGCCAGTGCGTCTGGCGCGGCGCAGCAGAGCCCGGGCGGCGCGCATGGCGGGCGTGCTCCGGTGGCGCCTGGCAATCCGTCGCCGCCGGCTCTTGCGTCTGGCATAGTCGCGCGCGTCAGCCACCACGCTGTCAATGACCGCGTCCACGGTGGAGGGGGCGGGGGTGTAGTTGCGCGCGTCAGCGACTACGGAGTCAATGACGTCGTCGACGGTGGTGCGCACGGCGGCGGGGGCAGAGGTCCGCCCGCGCTTGTAAGCGCCCCAGGGAGCGCGAAAGTGGCCGCGGACGCGAACGGGGTGCTGTTGGGAGCGCTTCTTGGCTCCTCCGTACATGGTGCTGGGCCTAGTAAGACCCCAGCCGGTGTTATTGCTGGGCGAGATGAGAATGGACATTTTCTAGAAGGTGCGACTGGAGAGCACGCGCGGCGCGACTATGCCCAGGGCCTTGTAGACGTAGGGACAGGTGCGGCGACGGGCGTCAGTAACGGTCACTCGCTGGACTCCGCGGATACTGCTGCGCAGCGGTAGCGTCCCGTGATCTGTGAGAGCAGGCACGTTTTCACTAACGGTGGTGATGGTGGGCGCGGGCGGGCGGCACAGGATCTGGTTGTCGGGGAAGCGGTTGAAGACGTGGGTGAGGGAGGTGTAGCTGCGGATGAGCTGGGAGTAGACGGCGAGATCGTTGTAAAAGCTTTTGGCGCGGAAGGGCATGAGCTCGGCGCCAACCACGGGGTAGTTGCTGACTTGCTGGGTGGAGCGAAAGGTGACGGGGTCTTGCATGAGGTCCGGCAGCGACCAGTAAACTTGCTCCGCGCCGCAGGTAACGTCCGGGGTGGTGAGCAGCGTCCACGACTGTACCCCCTTTTTGGGGTCCCCGTAGGTATAGGACAGGTACCAACTGCGGTACAGGGTGTCCGTGGTTCCAGGTATAATATTATAACTTCTGTTGCTGTCATCCTTTTCAATGGGAACAATCTCTAGCTCCTTCTCAGCAGCCTTTTCTACAGCTCTTGGGACACTGCTATCTCCTCTTGCAGGAGCATTAACTTTAGCAGCATTTTCCACTGCCTTCTGTAGCGTCTTCTTGCTTTCCAAGTACTTGGTTACATTTAGAAGTGCGGGGATGTTGCCGCCTTCTAGATCCTCATACATGATCCTGAAACCCTCTTGGAAAGGTTGCTTCTTGCGAATGCCCAGGAGGTTGCTCAGGCGGCTCTCGGTGAAGTCCACCCCGCAGCCCGGCAGCAGCACCACGTCCGGGTGGAAGGCCTCGTAGGTGTAGACCCCCGGCATCACCAGCTTAGTTACCGGGTCCCAGCCCAGCTTGAAATTTCTGCTGTCAAACTTGACTCCAATATCGCTCTCCAGCACGCCATTTTGACGCCCCACTTGCAAGTAGTTTTCCAAGATGGCGTTGTTCATCAGGTCTATGGTCATGGTCTCGGAAAAATTGCCCTCGGGCAGGGTAAACTCAAACCACTGATATTCAAGCTTATCCTGACTCAAATCTGTGTTGTCTACCCCTTCTGGGTGCTTCCTAGCCACCATCACCCGCGCCTTAAACTTGCTGGTGAACATGTACTCGTTCACATTGGGCATGTTGGTGTGCAGAATGGTCTTCAGATCACCGCCCCACCGGGACCGCTCGTCAAAATTTATCGTCTGCGTGCTGGCCTCGGCGGTGGTGAAATCGTTGTTCTGCACCACCGTGGTCAGGAAGTTGCTGTGGTCGTTTTGGTAGTTCAGGGAAGCGATGTCCGCCGACTTGTTGTCCACCAAGTACACGCGAGTGGTGTCGTACTGCGGAGCCAGCTCCGAGTAACGAATGCTGTTTCTGCCCTCCGTAGGAGCCATATACCGCGGAGGCACAAACGGAACCTCCAGGGTTGCCTGCGCCATCACGCTCTCGTACGAGGGAGGAGGAGAGGACACCACCGCGCGCCTCATCTCTAACAAGGAAGAGAACGCACGCTATGGCCTTGGTGAGTTTTATTTTATGCATTCAAAACATCCGTTGCCCCAGTCTGGGCTGCAGATGCGCGAACGGGTTGGCCCCACCACCGCTCCCGCCCAAGTCCAACACGCTGCTATCGTCGGCCGAGTCCTCGTCGTCCCACACCAGGCCCCGCTGCCGGTCGTGGCGCTGTCGCCGCGGTGCGGGCGCGTCCCTATGATCCTGAGCGTAGGTCTTCCAGCGGTTTAGTTTGTCCACCAGACTTTCTATCCCGTTATTGGCCATGGCGTTCTTGGCCCGCGGCGGCCGCAGCAGCGAGTCGTTCAGGTACTCGTCCTCGCCCAGCAAATGCGGCCGGCTCACCCTGCCGCTGTTTACCGAGTTAGGTAGGCTATGCAAACTTCCTAAGCTAGGAAAGGGGCTCCTTCCCACAGCGCCCTCGCTAGGCGTGCGCATTGCTTCCTGTCTCTTTTGAAAGGCGGGCAAAAATACCGCGCTGTCCACGTCGTCCCACAGAAACCCGTCGTTGGGGTCGGGCATGTCGTACTCGCCCGTGTAGAACCCTGGCGGCGGGAGCCAATGCGGGTTCAAGATGGCATTGGTAAAGTAGTCCGAGTTCATGGACGCCGCGCGGTGCAGGTAGTCCATCAACTTATTAATAAACGGCCGGTTGGCGGCGTACATGCTAGGTTCCATGTTGCGCGCGGTCATGTCCAGCGCGGCGCTGGGGGTGGCCCCCTCCTGCATCAGGAACAGCCCTACGCTCTGCTGCACATATCTCAGAATCCTTTCTTCCTCGGCCGACAGTGCGTACTGCGGCGGAATTTTCTGCTGTCTATTGGTCAGCAGGAAGTTTAGGGTGGCCCTCAAACTGTCGGTGTCGTTCTGCCCCAGTGCACGGCTTACGCTTGTGATCTCCTGGAAGGTTTGCTCGTCCACCTGCGCCTGGCCTATGGCCTCGCGGTACAGCGTTAGCAGGTGGCCCAGGTACGAGTTGCGGTTTACGCTGCCGCTGTCGGTGAAGGGTGCGATCAGCAGCAGCAGCAGCCGCGAGTTGGGCGTCAACAAGCTGCTCACCGTTGACCGGTCGCCCACGGGCGCCTGCACGCCCCACAGCCCGCGTAGGTTCTTGAAAGCCTGGCTTAGGTTCACCGTCTGCAGGCCCTGCCGGCTTGTCTGGAAAAAGTAGTCCGGGCCCGACTGGTACACCTCGCTCTGGGGCACCTCGGTCACCATCAGCCGCAGCGCGCTGATAAAATTGGTGTAATCGTCCTGCCCGCGCGGCACGTTCGCCGGCTGCGTTGCCAAAAAGGCGTTAAGCGCCACCAGCGAGCCCAGGCCCTCGTTCTTGAACCGCTCGCGCTGCGCCACGGCCTCGCGCACGTCCGTCACCAGCCGGTCCAGGTTGGACTGCACGTTCGTGCTGTTGTAGCGGCCCACGCGCTCCAGCAGGGCGTTGTACACCAGCCCGGCCTCGTCGGGACGGATGGCCTTGTTCTCCGCCAGCGCGTTCACGATCGCCAGCACCTTCTCGTGCGTGGGGTTGGTCCGAGAGGGGACCACCGCCTCCAGAATGGCCGAGAGTCTGTTGGCCTGCGGCTGTTGTCTAAAGGACTCGGGGTTGCGGGTCGTCAGGGCCATAATGCGTTGCATCGCGGCCTCCCAGTCGTCCGATGCTAGACCGGACGGCTGGCTTTGCAGCGCCGCCCTTATGGCGGGGTCCGGGGCTTGCTGCTGGGACATCTAAAAACACATCACGGAGGCGTCAGTACCCCGCAGCGGGTGCATCCTCCTCCTCTTCCTCATCCTCATCCAAGTCCTCTGGACCGTAGGCGGCCTCCAAGGCGCGCCGGCTCGGCTGCCAATGCAGGTCCGCCCCCATGTCAAAGTGGGACTCTTCGCCGCTGGCGGCGCCCCCTACCAGCGCCCGGCGCAGGCTCAGCATCAGCTCGCGGTCGCTCAGCTCGCGCCGCCGGCTTGTGCTCACGGCCTTGTGGATGCGGTCGTTGCGGTACACGCCCAGGTCGTCGCTCAGCGTCAGCACCTTGAGCGCCATGCGCATGTAAAAGCTGTCTATCTTCACCTCTTTGTCTATGGGCACGTACGGCGTCTTGTAAATCTTGCGCGCGTAAAACTTGCCCAGGCTCAGCACTGAGTAGTTGATCGCCGCCACCTTCTCGGCCAGGCTCAGGCTGCGCTCCTGCACTACGATGCTCTGCAAGATGTTAATCAGCTCCAGCAGCCAGCGACCCTCGGGCTCGGCAATGTTTAGCAGCGCCTCCCTAAACGCCTCGTTGTCCCTGCTGTGCTGCACCACCAGGAACAGCTGCGCCGTCAGAGGCTTGCTGTCCGGGTTTTGCACGATGGCCTCCGCCAGGTCCCATAGGTGCATCAGGCCCAGGGCCACCTCCTCGCGCGCAATCAGGGTGCGCACGTGGTTGTTGAAACTCTTTTGGAAGTTGCGCTCCTGTTTCACCGTCTGCTCGTAGGCCGTCACCAGGTTGGCCGCCGCCACGTGCGCGCGCGCGGGGCTGATCCCCGTCTGCTCGTTCGGCTCGAAATCATCGTCGCGCAGCACGCGCTGGCGGTCCAGGCCCTCGCGCAGCTCCCTGCCCGCCCGAAACCGGCAGTCGCGCATCTCCTCGGGCTCCTCCCCACTGCGGTCCCTGAACAGGTTCTGCGCAGGCACGTACGCCGGGCGCACGTCCTTTTGCAGCTGCACGCGGGGGTGTCGCTCCGGGGACGGTGCCCCCAGTCTTGCCAGCCCTTCGCCCTCTTCCAAGTCCATCTCTGTCTGCTGTTGTACAGCGCCGGCGCCTGCTACGGCCGCGGTTGCGGTGGTCGCCGGGGGGGTGGGACGCATTTGGCGCAGGACGGGATGCATCTGGCAAAAGAAAAAAGGGGGCTCGCTCGCCGCGGCCGTCTGCGAACCGGGTTCTGCCGCGACGTAACCCTGGCAATGCTTCTCCAGACTACGGGCGCGAGCCACTACCCGGCGGGGTTTTCGACCGCTTTTAAATCTAGCGACCCCTCTCGGCCGGCAAAAAAGGCTCTTCACCGTATCCTGGCGGCTATCGGGCTTGGGTCGAGACGGGAGTGCCAATACCACGTTAGTCGCGGCTTTAGCCTGATTCGAGGGGACTCGAACCGGGGTACACGCGCGGCCTAACCCGTTTGCGTTCCGCCAGGCTACGGAGGAAGAGCCTGCTCAACCGCTTTCGTTTTTGCCTCTAGAGCGTCAATGACTGCGCGCGTCTTACCGGCCAGACCGTGCCGACCATGGACTATTTCCTACCGCTGCGCAACATCTGGAACCGCGTCCGCGAGTTCCCGCGCGCCTCCACCACCGCCGCCGGCATTACCTGGATGTCCCGCTACCTCTACGGCTACCACCGCCTCATGCTCGAGGACCTGGCCCCGGGCGCGCCGGCCACCCAGCGCTGGCCGCTGTACCGCCAGCCGCCGCCGCACTTCCTAGTTGGATACCAGTACCTTGTGCGCACCTGCAACGACTACGTCTTTGACTCGCGCGCCTTCTCGCGGCTTAGGTACTCCGAGGTTGTGCAGCCCGGCCTGCAGACCGTTAACTGGTCGCTTATGGCCAACTGCACCTACACCATTAACACCGGGGCCTACCACCGCTTTGTTGACATGGACGACTTCCAAGACACCCTCACCCGCGTGCAACAGGCCATCCTTGCCGAGCGCGTCGTCGCCGACCTGGCGCTCGTGCAGCCGCTCAGGGGCGTTGGGGTTACCCGCATGGAAGACTCCGCCTCCGCCGCAAATGATGACATTGAGAGGCTCATGCATGACTACTACAAGAACCTGAGCCGGTGTCAGGGTCAGGCCTGGGGCATGGCCGAGCGGCTTCGCATCCAGCAAGCGGGACCCAAGGACCTGGTCCTCCTCGCCACCATCCGCCGCCTCAAAAACGCCTACTTCAATTACATCATCAGCAATCGCAATTCTAACAGCGTCCACAGGGCTGCTACGTGTTTAAGCTTACCTTGCGACTGCGATTGGCTAGACGCTTTCCTCCAAAGATTCTCCGATCCGGTCGATCTTGACGCGCTTACGTCCCCTACGCCGCAATTGATAAGATGCATCGTTAGCGCCCTTTCGCTACCCAACGGGGACCCGCCCTATTACCGGGAGATGACCGGCGGCGTCTTCACGCTGCGTCCTCGCGAACAGGGTCGCGCCGTCACCGAAACCATGCGTCGCCGCCGCGGGGAAATGATCGAGCGCTTCGTCGACCGTCTCCCGGTGCGTCGCCGTCGTCGTCGGGCCCCGCCACCACCACCGCCCCCAGAGGAAATAGAAGAAGAGGTCGTCATGGAAGAGGAACAAGAGGAGGCTCCCGGGGATTTTGAGCGCGAGGTGCGCGCCACCATTGCCGAGCTCATCCGGCTCCTGGAAGACGAGCTCACGGTATCGGCCCGCAACGCCCAGTTTTTTAACTTTGCCGTGGACTTTTACGAGGCCATGGAAAGGCTGGAGGCCATTGGCGACATCAGCGAAATGCCCCTGCGCCGCTGGATCATGTACTTCTTTGTCACCGAGCACATCGCCACCACCCTTAACTACCTTTTTCAGCGCCTGCGCAACTACGCCGTCTTTACGCGGCACGTGGAGCTGAACCTTGCGCAGGTGGTCATGCGCGCGCGCGACGTTGACGGGGACGTGGTTTACAGCCGCGTTTGGAACGAGAGCGGCCTGGGTGCCTTTTCGCAGCTTATGGGTCGCATCTCAAATGACCTTGCCGCCACCGTCGAGCGCGCGGGCCGCGGCGATCTCCAGGAGGAGGAGATCGAGCAGTTCATGTCCGAGATCGCCTACCAGGACAACTCGGGCGACGTGCAAGAGATCCTGCGGCAGGCCGCCGTCAATGACGCCGAGATTGATTCTGTTGAACTGTCTTTCAGGTTCAAAGTCACGGGGCCCGTGGTCTTCACGCAGAGGCGGCAGATCCAGGATGTCAACCGCCGCGTCGTCGCGCACGCCAGCGCTCTCAGGGCGCAGCACCGGGACCTGCCCGAGCGCCACGCCGACGTGCCTCTGCCGCCCCTGCCCACGGGGCCGGAACCGCCGCTGCCGCCAGGAGCGCGTCCGCGACACCGCTTCTAAAAGCGCACCGCGGCACGGTCGTGGCCCCGCGCAGCTACGGGCTCATGCAATGCGTGGACACGGCCACCAACTCACCCGTGGAGATCAAGTACCATCTGCATCTTAAGCACGCCCTCTCCCGCCTCTACGAGGTCAACCTTAAAACCCTGCCCCCGGACCTGGATCTCCGCAACACCATGGACAGCTCCCAACTGCGCGCCCTCGTCTTCGCTCTCCGCCCCCGCCGCGCCGAGATTTGGACCTGGCTCCCGCGCGGGCTTGTCAGCCTCTCCGTCCTCGAGGAGCCCCAGGGTAAGTCCTACGCAGGCGAACATGAAAACCACCAGCCAGGGCCGCCACTCCTGAAGTTCCTCCTCAAGGGACGCGCTGTGTATCTTGTGGATGAGGTACAGCCCGTGCAGCGCTGCGAGTACTGCGGACGCTTTTACAAGCATCAGCACGAGTGCTCGGTTCGCCGGAGAGATTTCTACTTTCATCACATTAACAGCCACTCGTCCAACTGGTGGCAGGAAATCCAGTTCTTCCCAATCGGCTCTCATCCTCGCACGGAGCGGCTCTTTGTTACCTACGATGTAGAAACCTACACCTGGATGGGGTCCTTCGGCAAGCAGCTTGTCCCCTTCATGCTGGTCATGAAATTCTCCGGGGACCCCAAGCTGGTCGCCCTTGCTCGCGATCTTGCCGTGCGCTTACGCTGGGATCGCTGGGAGCGGGACCCCCTTACCTTCTACTGCATCACCCCCGAAAAGATGGCCGTGGGCCAGCAGTTCCGCCTCTTTCGCGACGAGCTCCAGACCCTTATGGCCCGCGAGCTCTGGGTTTCCTTCATGCAAGCCAACCCACATCTTCAGGAGTGGGCACTGGAGCAGCACGGCCTGCAATGCCCCGAGGACCTCACCTACGAGGAGCTTAAAAAGCTGCCGCACATCAAAGGCCGCCCGCGATTCATGGAACTATACATTGTCGGGCACAACATCAACGGCTTTGACGAGATTGTCCTAGCCGCCCAGGTTATCAACAACCGAGCCTGCGTTCCGGGCCCTTTCCGCATCACCCGCAATTTTATGCCACGAGCAGGCAAGATTCTCTTCAATGACGTCACTTTCGCTCTGCCTAACCCCCTCTCAAAGAAGCGCACCGATTTTGAGCTCTGGGAGCACGGCGGCTGCGACGACTCGGACTTTAAGTACCAGTTTTTGAAAGTCATGGTCAGGGACACCTTTGCCCTGACGCACACCTCGCTCCGCAAGGCCGCTCAAGCTTACGCCCTCCCCGTGGAGAAGGGCTGCTGTCCCTACAAGGCCGTTAACCATTTCTACATGCTGGGCTCTTACCGTGCGGACGATCGAGGATTCCCGCTCCGGGAGTACTGGAAGGATGACGAGGAGTACGCCCTTAACCGCGAGCTGTGGAAGAAAAAAGGAGAGGCGGGTTATGACATTATCCGCGAAACACTGGACTACTGCGCCATGGACGTCCTTGTCACTGCCGAGCTGGTCGCCAAGCTGCAAGACTCCTACGCGCACTTTATCCGCGACTCGGTCCGCCTGCCCCACGCCCACTTTAACATCTTCCAACGGCCCACTATTTCCTCCAACTCGCATGCCATCTTTCGCCAGATCGTCTTTCGCGCCGAGCAGCCCCAGCGCACCAATCTTGGCCCCGCCTTCTTGGCACCCTCGCATGAGTTGTATGACTACGTGCGCGCCAGCATCCGCGGGGGGCGCTGTTATCCCACCTACATCGGCATCCTCTCGGAGCCCATCTATGTGTATGACATCTGCGGCATGTACGCCTCCGCGCTTACGCATCCCATGCCCTGGGGTCCGCCCCTGAACCCCTGCGAGCGAGCCCTGGCCGCCCGCAACTGGCAAATGGCCTTGGATGATGCATCCTTAAAAATTGATTATTTTGACAAGGAACTCTGTCCGGGCATCTTTACCATCGATGCGGACCCCCCTGACGAGCATTTGCTTGATGTGTTACCACCTTTTTGCTCGCGCAAGGGCGGGCGCCTCTGCTGGACTAACGAGCCCCTGCGCGGCGAGGTGGCCACCAGCGTGGACCTGGTCACCCTGCATAACCGAGGCTGGCGCGTCAGGATTGTGCCCGACGAGCGCACCACTGTTTTTCCCGAATGGAAGTGCGTTGCGCGCGAATATGTCCAGCTCAACATTGCGGCCAAGGAGCGCGCCGACCGTGACAAAAATCAGACCATGAGATCCATCGCCAAGCTTCTCTCCAACGCCCTCTATGGCTCCTTTGCCACCAAGCTTGACAATAAAAAAATAGTCTTTTCTGACCAAATGGATGAAAGTCTCCTAAAAAGCATTGCGGCAGGGCAGGCCAACATCAAATCCTCCTCGTTTCTAGAAACTGACAACCTGAGTGCCGAGGTTATGCCCGCTCTTGAGAGGGAATACCTACCCCAACAGCTGGCGCTCGTGGACAGCGACGCGGAAGAGAGTGAGGACGAGCACAGACCCGCCCCCTTTTATACCCCCCCGTCGGGGACCCCCGGTCACGTGGCCTACACCTACAAGCCAATCACCTTCTTGGATGCGGAGGAGGGGGACATGTGTCTGCACACGGTGGAAAAGGTGGACCCCCTGGTGGAAAACGACCGCTACCCCTCGCACGTGGCCTCCTTTGTCTTGGCGTGGACGCGCGCCTTCGTCTCAGAGTGGTCCGAGTTTCTTTACGAGGAGGACCGCGGGACGCCCCTGCAGGACAGGCCAATCAAGTCCGTCTACGGGGACACCGACAGCCTGTTTGTCACCGAGCGCGGACACAGACTTATGGAGACGCGAGGTAAGAAGCGCATCAAAAAGAACGGGGGAAAACTGGTTTTTGACCCCAAGCAGCCCGAGCTCACCTGGCTTGTCGAGTGCGAGACCGTCTGCGCCCACTGCGGAGCGGACGCCTTTGCCCCCGAGTCGGTCTTTCTCGCGCCCAAACTGTACGCCCTGCAATCCCTCCTCTGTCCCGCCTGCGGGCGCTTTTCCAAGGGCAAGCTCCGCGCCAAGGGCCATGCCGCCAAGGCCCTGAACTACCAGCTCATGGTTAACTGCTATCTTGCCGACGCGCAGGGCGAAGACCGTGCCCGTTTCAGCACCAGCAGGATGAGTCTGAAGCGCACACTTGCAAGCGCCCAGCCCGGGGCCCACCCATTCACCGTAACGGAGACCACCCTCACGCGGACCCTGAGACCCTGGAAGGACATGACGCTGGCCGCGCTGGACGCCCATCGTCTTGTGCCCTACAGTCGCAGTCGTCCCAACCCCCGAAACGAGGAAGTCTGCTGGATCCAGATGCCGTAGAGCACGTCACCGAGCTCTGGGACCGCCTGGAGCTCCTCTCGCAGACCCTCGCCAAGATGCCCATGGCCGACGGGCTTAAGCCCCTAAAAAACTTTGCTTCCCTGCAAGAACTGCTCTCGCTGGGCGGGGACCGCCTCCTCAGCGAGCTTGTTCGGGAAAACCTCCAAGTCAGAGACATGCTTAACCAGGTAGCCCCCCTCCTCCGGGACGACGGCAGTTGCATCTCCTTGAACTACCACCTGCAACCCGTCATCGGGGTCATCTACGGCCCAACCGGGTGCGGCAAGTCCCAGCTGTTAAGAAACCTGCTCTCCTCGCAGCTCATCACCCCCGCCCCGGAAACCATTTTTTTCATCGCCCCGCAGGTGGACATGATCCCCCCCTCCGAGATGAAAGCCTGGGAGATGCAGATCTGCGAGGGGAACTTCGCCCCGGGGCCCGAGGGAACCATCGTCCCACAATCTGGCACCCTCCGCCCCAAATTCATTAAAATGTCTTATGATGATCTCACCCAAGAGCATAATTACGATGTCTCTGACCCCAGAAACGTCTTTGCCAAAGCCGCAGCCCACGGGCCCATTGCCATCATCATGGATGAGTGCATGGAAAACCTGGGCGGGCACAAGGGCGTCTCCAAATTCTTCCACGCATTCCCTTCCAAGTTGCATGACAAGTTCCCCAAGTGCACGGGCTACATTGTCCTGGTGGTCCTGCACAACATGAACCCCCGGCGGGATCTGGGCGGTAACATCGCCAACCTTAAGATCCAGGCCAAACTACACATCATCTCCCCCCGCATGCATCCCTCCCAGCTCAACCGCTTTGCCAACACCTACACCAAGGGGCTCCCCGTGGCCATCAGTCTCCTCCTTAAGGACATCATCCAGCACCACGCCCAGCGCCCCTGCTATGACTGGATCATCTACAACACAACCCCAGAACACGAGGCCATGCAGTGGTGCTACCTCCACCCCCGGGACGGGCTCATGCCCATGTACCTCAACATCCAATCCCACCTCTACCGGGTCCTGGAAAAAATCCACCGCACTCTTAATGATCGGGAGAGGTGGACCAGGGCCTACCGCGCGCGAAAAAATAAATAATAAAGATGCTTTGCTGTTTGAATCAAAATTTGTGTTTATTAAATCATTTATTTTGCTGCTGCTGCTGTTCGCGGAGCTCGGACACCTCCTGGGTCAGGGCGGTCAGCTGGCGGCTCAGGGCTTCCAGCTCAGCCAGCAGGGCCAGCAGTTTCTCCTCGGCGATGATGGAACTGGGGATGGAGGGGCTGCTACCGCTGCTGGGCATGTAGCTCGAGGCCAGTCTCGTCGCTGTCATGGCGGCTGCGGCTGCCGCGGCTGCGGCGGTGCTGTCAAGCGACGAGCTCGTCCCCACGGTCGCGTAGGTCATGGTCGAGGAATTTGCTGGAAGCACTGGGCGCCCGTCCACCGTTGATCCCATCACATTCTGACGAACTCCGGCCCATCCCGGCAGGCGGGTTGTCAAATAAGGGCTAAAAAGCCCCCCTTCGAAGGCCCCGCCGGTCCCGTTCATGATGTCTGCAGAAAAGCAAAAAGACCCTTGTAAGACACCCGCCTTTATACTTACCTTAGCCACGCCCACTACTTAAACCTACCTCTAATCTGTGTCCTCCCCACTGGAGCTGAACTCGGTCCCGGTACAGGCCATCACCAGGTGGTCTGGTCGCAGCTCCTCGGTCACATCCAGGGCCACTGGCTGCATCCTGGTGTGTCTGCCACCGCACTCGCAAGCGCGCACCCTGGACTTGGTCTCATCGTATCTCAGGATCTTGTACACCGAGACATCCATGTCAAAGATGCCGTTCAGGTTCACCCTGGAGAAGGCATCGTTCTCCAACAGCAGCTTGGTCTGGCTAAAGTTGCACTGGTACGGCTGGAAGGTGCCCCTTCTGGCACCCAGGTGCATATGGCACTTAATCAGCAGGTTATTCTCAAACACTGGCCACTTTTTTCTGGGGTGGGAGGTCACATGGATGTTCTTCAGGATATGGCAGACCCCCGAGTCGCAGGTCAGCATGTTGTACATGCGCTCATCCGTGCAGCCCTTTACCACATTATGCTTAATCGAGGCTGTGCCCTTCACCAGGCAAAAGCAGCCCGTTTCTAGGGAAGAGCAGTGTCTTACTCTAGCATTGCCCTCGGTACAGACTCCCAGGTAGCATTTTTCAAACACACACTGCTTTACAGACATCTCGCTCTTGGGTCTTCCAACCACGCCCATCCAGCAGCCGTAAAACTTACATCCCCTAATCTTAGCAGCACCCCAGACCTCTGCACACATATTGTTAAAGCCAAAAAAACTGCAACCATGCAGGGTCATGTGGCTGTTGGCCATAAACAGTACCCCATTAAACTTCTCTCCATTGAACTTTATGTTTATAAAGATCATGGAATTCATATTCATTACTCCTACTCTCATTCCCATCATGCAACACCTGAAGGCTGACTTGTCCAGAGTATCGATGTCCACCTCTGCCCCGTTCCCCGAGATGTAGCAGGCATGTTTAATATTCACGGTCTTAGTCACCCTGTACTTGCAATCTGGGCGCAGGGCTATCTTGGCATATTTCTTAATGGCCTCCTCCCAATCCTCGTCTGGGTTCAACCAATGGGTTTTTATTTGCTCCAGGCCATATTTATCCTGCATCAGGCCTATCTCATCCCTGCACTCCTGCTGTAGCTCGTGCCAGGTAATACGCTCTGGGCGCTTGCGATTCATCAGGCTGGCAGTTAGCTCGGTCATCAGCCCGGTATTGCCCCCATCGCTCCTCTCCCTCTTCACTCCCCTGGCCATGGATGTCAGCACCTTGCTAAGCTCTGGGTACAGGCTGGATACCTCATTTAATCCAGCTCCTCTTCCGACGGAGGGTCCAGGCCGCTCCTCGGGTTCTCGTCCATGGCCTCCCTCATTTCTTCCTCCAACATGGATGTTTGTCTGTGTAGATGAAGAAGACCCGACGCTGCTGGCTGTAAAAGCCAGTAGTTCAAGATTCTCTGTCCCCGCTGCCTCATCCAGGCCCTCCACAGGTGCATGGCTGCAAAGTCCAGAATGTAGCCCCTGCTTAGTTGGGTGTCCTGGCTCCATTTGTCAACCAAAAAAACCACAAAAGCAACCCCGGCTGTAGTGCGCCCTGGGCTGGAAAAATCAAGGCTGTGGAGTACCCTTTCCTGGAAAAGGGACTGGTGGCCAAAATTTAAAGAATCTAGCAGGCCAGAACAGTCGGCAAAAAGATTTTCAAATTCCTCGCTATAATCCTTCTTAACTGTGTACACCAGGCGAGATAGAGGAGTTCCAAACCAGTGTCTCCAAAACCCGGAGCACCCGTCTGAACTATCCTCCACAAGCCGGCGTGTCTTGTTAAATTCCCCAAGAATACTCCACACATCCATTAGGAACTTCCTAAAGTTTGTGCCTAAGTGCCCAGGTGTTACCACTTATATAGGACTAAGCCCCGCCCATGAGTCATAAACCACACCTTGCATGCGTCACACATACTTTTATTGTACAACTTTATTTACACATGACTAAGCACAGCTGCGCCTAGTTCCTGGGGCGTTTCAAGCTCAGGTTCAAAGGTTCATTCCCACCCACGTCCTGCAACAAATCCTCAATTTTGTAAACAGCCGCTCGCCTCTCGCCACTCGGTCTAACCGGGGTGGGTTTGCGCACTTGCAGGGGCGTGTCATTTGTAAGATCAGGGGGAGACGGGTGGTCTTCTTCTAAGGGTGATGACTCATCCTCTGACACCGGACCTAGTAACAAAAATAAACCACACTTAGTACAGCTGTTCAAGCAAAGCACAGTAATGTCTTAAGCACTTAGCCTCTCTTACATTTACTCCACTTACTGTAAATAAAGCTGAAGCTCATTTTCATGTAACACAGAGCGCAGGAAGCATTTGGGTCTCCGGTCTGTTCCCGGTGATATTGACAGGATTTACAGCCTTGCCCTGGCACCTCAGGATTGTCCAACACAAAATGATTTTCCACAACCACACACGCATAGTCTGAGATTATAGCCACGCTCTGCTCACCCCGTTCGTCCTCTGAATCGCTGGGAGGAAAACCTTCCTCATAACACCGAAGGTCTAGCTTATCCTCCTCTTCCAATTTAGGTATAGGCGGCAGAGTCGGTGTATAAACTGAAGTAGGTACAGCTTCGCTGGCTATGTCAGCCTGAAGAATCATAGATTCTGGAAATATTAAATTCACAGCCTCTTCGTTTGGGTCGTTCTCCTGGGCATTTACCTCCAAATCATATAGGTCCTGAAGTGTGGGTCCCAGCTCAAACGGAGATAAATGCAGTTCGTCCTCCAATATTGTATTTACATAGTCCTCCAGCAATAATGCGGCCATGTCAATAGGCACAGTTGAAGACAGGAGGTGCAGGTGTCTCATTTTTCTTAAACTTTGGGAGCACAGTTTAGAGAAAACTCTACTCGCTGGCACTCAAGAGTAGTCTCTTGACGGACTTAACTGGTTTAAATACCCTGTGGATCAGCTGATGTGTAACATAAACACCGGATTTAACACGGACGCGGAAATTGGCGAAAAAAACACCGTAATCGAAACCCCACGTAATCGGTCAAAGTCTGTTGGCCCTCGGTAAATATTCCGCCCTGGGCGGGACCGGTATTTTTCGCTTTTCACTTCCTCATTCAGTTTTGGCGCCACCATGTCCTAATTTTACTTGCAACCGCCCAAAATTACCTCATATCCGGGCGTGGCCGTGGGAAAATCGGCCGTTTCCGGGTTTAAAGTCCGCTTTTTTATACGTCATCGGCCCTGCGACTTGCTTCCGGGCTAGGCCACGCCTCTGCGGCAACCGCCGGCCGTGCGTCTTGACGTCAACTGCATTACCGCTTGTTAACCAATTAACATTGGCCCTGCCCTAAAACCGTTAAAATTTAAAAGCTCATTTGCATATTAACTTTTGTTTACTTTGTGGGGTATATTATTGATGATG